AGGAATCACTTCCTGGCGCTATTCTGTTGTTTGGATTGAATTCACCTGGGTCGGGCATCTGTTACCTTTATTGTTGTCTACTCATCTTTTCAGATTCCATTCTTTCCTTTTCATCTTTTAGATGCTGTATCAGAAGTTCAATGTATATTCGACGCTCCCACGGAATCATATTTTCAATTTCAGTCAGAGAATACTTATGATGCTGCACCATTGCAAAGTTGGTCTCAAAGTAGTTCAGAAGACTGTCATGAGAGGTCGTTATGAGAAAAAATCTTGAATACCTCTTAGATGAATTGATTCTTCACTTCCGCAATGCTTGCATGTATAGTCGATGTGCTTTGAAATTTGAGGCATTGTTTCAAAGAATTTTGACAGAGTTTTAAACTGCAATTGAGTTAGATTATCAATGAAATCTACAACTTCTTTGAGACTAAGTTCTTTTGTGTTAAATGTGTTTTCTGTTGTATGAATTTTATCAATGCACAGTGCCATCATGTTTACTAATTTTTCTGTGTCTGATTCTATTTTTTGTATGACCTCGATATCTGAAAACTTGGGGTACCGCAGTTCAATTATCACCCCTTTAGATATCTCAACTTTCTTGTTATGAGTTTTATCACTCGCCGGGTCGATATCGTCAATCTTGATTTCAATTGTGTTTAGTTTACTGCACTTTTTACACTTTAGAGTCGGTTTCGCACTCTCTCCAATTGACTTACTTCTTATTTTCAAGAAGAGGTACTCGATATCAACCATGGGAGCAGAGGACATATCAATCTTACCAAATGTGCATGCTGATACTACATCTTGAACCGCTCGGAGAATTTCCTTTTCATTTTTAGATTCTGATGCAATGAGTAGCACCTTTTCTTCCTTTACTAAGAAAGGTCTATATTCGATCTTGTTACCATTGCTTGGTAAAGTCAATTCATATGATGGTGTTGTTGGTATCAGATTTGATAGTGTGCTCATGTTAATCTCCTAAATTTTTTCACAGATCCCCTAACATTCCCTGTGCTTGTGCTATGAAGGTGACACCTCTTTGCAGTATCGATCTTTCAAGTTGCATTTGTGCCTGTCTTCTTTGATTCTCAGCAAAATCTCTTTGAGCCTCTTCAAGCGTAGCACGAACAACATCGTTTCGTGTGTATACATTTTCCGCTTGCCGAAGTAATTGTGATCGTGCGAGAATATCTTCTGCTGTTGGTCTAATTTGTTGAATTCTGAAATTGCCGTTGTCATCAACAAGACGAATTCCGCTATTAATATCAGATGGTTTTGGTTCTTTTATTAGAGTGATTTCACGAAACATGAAATCCACTTTTACCTTAAGCGGTTCGGTTGCCGAAGCATAGTTTTGTGACCCACCATTTACCGTAAAGTTGTATGGGTATATCTCAGACAACTTTATTCCAGCAATTTGTTCTAACTCAACCATGGCCTTGAGACCACCCTCAAACGAAGAAACAATATTAGGCATCTGTGCGATGATTATCGAAGATCCTTTGGCATAGTCATCGTAATATGATTGTTGTTTTGTGGTCGGGTCAATTATGATGTTTTGCCACATCTGAAACATGTTCTTTTCGAACATATCTCCCAACACATAAAACTCAACTGAAACACCAGAAGAGTTGTTGGTGTTGATTCCATATGGAATGAGTCTAACTGGTTGAGTCACAGACATTTCATGTGTCGTGAATGATTTAGATGGCTGTGATACAGAGGCACATGTCATTGCAAGTCTCTGTGTTATACTATTTGCGGGTATTCCAATTTGGGATGCAACATATGGGTTGGGCTGTATCAAAACGAGATAGCGGTTTGCTTTCGCAAATCCTTTATCTCGCATGTTTGCGATGAAACTATCTACAAATTTGATCGTCATGTTTACTTACTATATTTATTAGCCCATGTCCAAACTTCTTCACGGGTAGCACCTTGAAATTTTTCAAGGGGCATAAATGTGGTGTACTTCCACTCGTTTGATGGAATCACATTGATTTTGGTGACCACAGAACTAACTAGGTATCTTTTAATCGCAGCCCTGAATGGTTTTAGTTTGGGTAACCCCTGCAACATCGGGTATGTTACTTCAAAGAGTGCTTTAGGGGTCTTTGTATAATTTGGGTTGTCCACAAACCTAAGCAAGGAATTCAGAAAACTTGATCTGATGTCAGGTCTCAGATAGTGTAAGTTTAGCCCTAGAAACGAGTCCGTTTCTTTATGAAGCATTATCACTAATGGGAAACTATCCCAAAATTTCAAGTTTTCGGTCTTGGGGTCATAACCAAAAAATAGCATTGCTCCTTCTTTGATTTTATTCGGAGATGTGACTTGAGAGGGTTGTTGGCGATTATATTGATCAGACTTCATTTGCGTCTTGATCTTTGAAAGGTTTGTAGCCAGCCACTTAGTAGACTGATCTGAGAACAGATCCATTCCGGACTTGTTAAATTCAGTCAATATTCGGTTTACTTCTTTTTTACTCATTGATTACCTGTTTTTGAGAATAAAACATCCTCTGTGATAATTTTGAACTCCCATCCTCGGTCCTCACAAACTTGTTTTGCGGCAGACCATTTAGCGTTATTGACAAGCCAATTTCGCATCTCCCTTATCTTAGACCTAGATGTTCTCTGATTTTTTGGGGGGTCTGGTTTCTTGGTTTGTGCTTTTGGTTTTACTTCGATCAGATACTCTTTGTTTTCTCCATCTTTGGTCTTAACTTTTACCCAAAAATCAACGAAGTATCTGTGTGCTTTTCCATCTATAGGAGAGACATATTTGATTACGATTTCTTCGGATGACCACTCCAATATAGAGGAGTTCTCGTCGCAGAATATCATAAATTTCCGCTCCCACAGAGACCGATAGAAGCAGTTAGTCGGATTGCCTCTGTACTTCTCTGTGTTTTTGGGGCGGTATCTGCCTTTGTAACTTTCGTTGGATCTTTTGATGTGAACCCTCTCGTTATTTATCGAAATTTATCTACTAAATAGTTCTATGCTAGAAAATCTAAACTTGTCCTCATTGATACCAGAAGGCGGAATGCCATCTCTTTCCTCACTTTATCCTGAGGGAGCAGTCAATTGGACTCTAGAACAAGCCCGAGAAATTTCAAATTATGGAAAAGAGACTTACAGCGAGTTATTTCAAGAGAAACTAACCGAACCGCCTAAGTCTGCTCCACCAATACTTGTTTACCCTGCCGATCTTGGAAATTCTCAAGAGTATCAGTTTTCAGTTCGATTTGATGTCTACGAGACCGGCGGCTTGAATCTACGCAGACAGAGATTTATCCAAGATAAGTTTGCACAAGATACGATAGAGGCTATTAGAAGTGCAGAAGGAAGCCTGAGCGCAAAACAATTTTTATCGCTGGCGGGTTCAGCAGTTGCCCCCGCTCTAGAGGCACTGAATATTCCTGAATTACTTAATCCACAAGTGAATTCCAATTCAGGCAGAGACACATTCGTAGAGGAACAAATTGGATTGAATGATCTTACTGAACATGTTGCTACTGTATATCTGTATCTTCCAGGCGCATTGAACTTCGGTTATAAGATGGATTATCAAGACGCAGACAAGTCTGGTCTTGAAATTGGAAAATTACTGCGAAGTCTGACCGAGACACAAACTGAGGAGGGCGGTGCTATGCAAGCAGAAATTGCAAGGAAACTTGGATTTGCTGCTGTACGAGCAGCGGATTCTGTGACTGAGTTGCTTGGCGGTAAGGACGCTCTTCTAGCAGATATGCAACTGAAAAGCAGACAGATTGAAAACCCATTCAATGTTCACTTGTTTAGAGGAGTTGGTAGAAGATCTTTTAAATTCACTTTCAACATGATTCCTAGATCGTATTCTGAGGCGGTTGCAATAGACAACATCACAAGAATTTTTAAACAGTATGCACACCCCAAAAGATCTGCGGGTGGGAGATTTTTGGACTTTCCCGCTGAGTTCGGAATTTCTTTTCTGTATCAGAACAAAGAGAACATTCGCTTACCAAAAATCAGAAAGTGTGCTCTCACTGGAATAAATTTGGTTTACGGAGAAAACACATTTACAGCGACAAAACCCGATGCCATGGGTGTTGTTAGTCCAACTAAGGTAACTTTAGAACTTGAATTCAGTGAACTTGAAATTCTGACACAACAGAGTATCACAGAGCAAGGAGCATAAGATGCCGTATTTCTCCGAGATGCCCACCTTTGACTATCCAGACATAGTTAAAGGAAAGTACAAGTTTGTAAATGCACGAAACATATTGGTTCGTGCTAAAATTATAGACTATATCAAAAACACACAGTCCGCATACATTAATTACACAATAAAGGACGGAGAAAGACCGGAACATATTGCTTATAGGGTCTACGGACAATCAGATTTGCATTGGGTTATTCTTCTGTTTAATGAAATAATAGATCCATTGTTTGAATGGCCGATTTCAAGTAGCGATTTAGAGTCATCTGTTCTAAGAAGATATGATGGTAAAACTTTATTTGTGAACCTGAGAAAAACTCAGTACTCAAAAAATGGAGTTTTGCAAATAGCAAATCAATCGTATAAAGACATATGGTATGAGATCGGTGGCAAAGTCACTCAAGGAAATGCAATAGCAACTGTTTTGGATTGGGATCCCGATTTGTACAAGTTAGTGATCAGACAAGATAGCGCAGCGGCATTTAGAGTTACTCCTGGAATACTAGATCCATTAAGTCAGAACAGAGATCTTGTTCATGTTAGAAGTGATGGAATTGCATTGTATTCTCCAGTCGGGAGGGTGGTTGATCAGAACAGATACTCTGTTCACCACTTTGAGAATGCGGACACCGGCGAAATACAAGATCACCACTCTCTCCTAATCAATAACAATGAAGCAGTCAATGCAAGTATTCTTGACTACTATGCCATATACAACACAGAACTGATTAGATTGACAGGCAAAGATGTTATATCAGTTTCTAACTATCAGCACGAAATCAATAAAAATGACAAGAAACGAAACATAAAGATGATGCGGCCAGATTTGATCGATGTCATAATTAAAGACATGAGAAGGATATTCGATGGCTGAATTTAGATCAGATAGAATTTATCGTGCGGGTGATGTGATTGTTGATGATGTCACGATAATTTCTTATTCGGGATTCAGACTTGACCTTCGTAAGATGGTGAGTGACTTTTCGATATACGAAGACATATATTCAAATTGCTTGTCGGGATCTCTTGTCTTTTCAGACTCGATGAACCTAGTTAGAAACACACCCATAGTCGGTGACGAGGACTTGTTTATCACATTTTACACTCCAGGTGTGGATAGTATTCCGAGAAAAGTTCGATTCAAGATTTTCAAGATATCTACTTATGTTCGTGGTGCTTCACCAAATGCAATTGCAGTAAGACTGGAATTTGTGTCACACATGACAGAGATTTCGATTAGAACAAAACTCAATCGAGTGATGAAAAACCTTACATTTGCAGAAATGGCTACTGCTATTCACAATCAGTTCAGAGAAGCACCATCTAGAGATGAAACTGAAAAAGTAAAAGAATTACAGACAGAAGATACATTTGGAAAATCTACAGTTATTCTTCCAAATTGGTCTCCTTTGTACGCAATTAATTGGTTTGCACACAGAGCAGTTTCTTTACAAAACACATCAATAGCCGACTATCTTTATTACGAGACTCTTGATGGGTTTCGCTTTAGATCAATTTCTTCTCTGAAGTTACAAAATCCAGTGTGTACATATAAATCTGCACCTGGTGGATTTAGATCAATTGGTGGAGATAGGATGATTGAATCCGAATTGAGAAATATCACAAGTTATTCTGTTCGTGATTTGGGTGATAAGTTGAAAGAAACCTCCATGGGTGTCTATGCATCGAGCATGCTCGTACATCAAATGACCAATAAATCCTACTACTCTCAACTATACTCGTACAAATCTAAATTCAATCAAACACCTCATCTAAACAAAGGGAGAATGGTCGTATATGACAACCCTGTCCAAGATAAATTTCTGTCGCATACAAAATACTACTCTAAAAACTATTTTCAGTTTGATGATTTACAAGACACTAGTTTCATCGATATTGCACAGAGCAGACAATCACTATTGAATCAGATGAATGCTATGACACTAGTGATCGATGTTTATGGTGATTCGACTATTCGTGTAGGTAATATCATTAATGTTGAATTCTTCTCTCAGGAATACACTAAAGACAAAAATGATTTTTTGGACTCATACTTGTCAGGAAAGTACATGATCACATCGATATTACACAACATTGTTGATGGTGTTCATACTATGAGAATGACAATTGCCAGAGACTCTTATTATGAATACTTGCCAGATAAGAAGGCGCAGGAATTGAAATGAATGGATCTGAGAGAGCAGACTATGTTGGTTTAGACCATTTTTTGTGGTGGCATGGTGTCGTTGAAGATATAAACGATCCAATGAAACTTGGTCGTGTTCGTGTTCGTGTTTTAGGATGGCACACAGACAACAAAACTAGTTCAGGAATACCGACAGGAGATTTGCCTTGGGCACCTGTGATGCAACCTATTACTAGTGCTGCGATGTCAGGTATAGGCAGTTCACCAACAGGATTATTGCAAGGATCTTGGGTAGTTGGCTTTTTCTTGGATGGGAGAAATGCACAACAACCGTTTGTGATGGGATCATATAGTGGAATTCAAAAACCAGACAAATTAAAAGACAGTTCAACCTTACCATATAATGATTTCGGTAAACCCGTAAAAAGAAATGAGTTCATGAACTATCAGTTTGGGTTCAGAGACCCTAATGGAATCTATCCCATAGAAGGGAGAATGGGAGAACCAGATACAAATAGACTAGTTAGGAACGAGAACACCGATTGGACTGTTGTTAAAAAGAAGAAAGACGAAGTGGTCAGTTGTGATACTGCATTGTATGGCTCTTGGGAGGAACCAAAGACTCCATATTCCGCAAAGTATCCTTTCAATCATGTTACAGAAACCAAGTCGGGACACATATTTGAAGTCGATGATACACCCGGAGCGGAAAGAATCCACAGGTATCATAAATCAGGAACATTTGAAGAGATTCATCCAAATGGGAGTGAGGTACACAAGGTTGTTGGTAATGAGTGGAACATAACACTCAACGATAGATTGATTTTGGTTAAGGGAAATACTACATGGAACACGGATAAACTGATGAAAATTCGTGTGGGTAAAGATTTGGAAATTGAAACTGAAGGAAACATGCGTGTACTCGTAAAGGGTAACACTGTCATGGAGACACAAGGTAATTTCTTGCATAAAGTTAATGGCAAATTTACCTGTGCGAGCGATGGAAATATGTTGTTTGTTGCTCCGAGAATCGACTTCAACCCAAATGGATCATCATCTAAAAAGATTCAGACTCTATTGTCTAAATTGAGGTCAACTGTTAAGAAGATATTCAGTAGGAACTAATATGATTGGACCAAGCCCATATCAAGGTAATTCTCCGAAGGT